CGGCTGTGTAGTAAGTTTCGGCGTCCATTGCTGCGTCAAGTTCTTCGGCGCTTAGATTGGAGCGGCCGTAGCTGGTGCGGATATTCGCTTCCATCTTGTCGAGTAGATCGGCGTCTTTGCGTAGTTGCTCGGCGCCGCCCATGCTCATGGTCCAAGGGTTATGGATCATCAGCAGCGCATTGGCTGCCATGTGGATCTCGTCGCCGGCCATTGCGATGACGGATGCCATCGATGCTGCGAGCGAGTCAACATGAGTCACGACCTTGGCGCTGTGGCGCTTGAGTGCGTTGAAGATCGTGTTACCTTCGACAATCGAGCCACCGCCAGAAGCGATGCGTAGATTGATCGTTTCGACATCGCCCAAGCCTTTCAGCTCGTCGATAAATTCGTTGGCCGATACTCCGAATCCACCAATGGAATCGTAGATAGAGATTTCAGCCTCGGTGGACTGATTGCCCTCCGCGTCTGTTTTGCGGTCCATTGCGAACCATTTATTTTCTGTTGTCATAATTTAACTAAGGGTTGCTGTGTCAAGTGGTGCTGGGTTCGTTAGAGTCTTCGAGCGGTATGTCGCCTGGCATTAGTACGGTGCCTAGTTCGGCATCGGATAAGCCATTGGCCTGCGCGATTAGTTTGCGCTGCGCTAAGTATTCAGCCCGGCGAGTAGTGAACTCGATCGGGTCGTAGCCGCGCTTGGCTAGAATGTCATATTCAGATGCGACGCCGGCGCGTAGATCTTCGCGGTCGGCTTTGCGTGCGTTGCCGTCGTCCACTGTAAACTCGCGTGGCTTGGTAAAGCTGCACTTGGTCCAGTCTTCCGGTAGTGTGTAAATCCCTTGCTTGGCGCGCTTGGCGATGACGTAAAGTGCCATGCGCTTGCGAAAGCGTGCCAGGCATTCGACGCGGTCGTTGATCGAATCGTTGATGTCGCGCTGGAATGCTCGGACGCCTGCGCCGCCGACTGCGGAACTGTCGAGCATCTCGCGTCGCCACTCCATGCCGTAGAATGCACCGGCCTCGATCTTGTCGCTAAACTTTAAGAAGCCATCGCTTGGTCGGCTTGATTCGTGTGCCTCCAGCTTTGAGCTGTTCTTGAGATAACGAATGGTGCCGCCTGCAAGTAGCTCGCTCTGAAATGGTGCCTGACTCGCGCCCGTTTGACCTTGGATGATTCGATTAGCCTGGTCCGCGCGTCCGGTGTCGTTTGACTCTTTGAGTGTCAAAGCAGCATTTACTTTCTGCCCAATCTTCTCGTAGTCGCGAACCTCGGCGAGATCATACCAGTCCAGCATGCCAGACGCGATCGCAGGAACGCCGCGACCTTGTGAGAACCAGTCTGGATCTGTGATGTGAATCATATCGCGCGCAGATACGTCGCGGAATGTTTCTAAGTCTTCGCCGAGCACTCGGTATGCAACCTCGGCACCGAAGTCATTGTAAATAATGCCACTCTTGATCTTTAGGCCGCGATACTTGCCGCTCTCGACGCGGTCCTCGTTATCATATACGGACGAGCCGATGCGGTGTGCTTCGAGCCACTGCAAGCGTGGGAAGCCCGACTTGGACTCTGTAAGCAAGACAAACACGTCGCCATCGACGTCGAGTGACTTCGACTCAATCTTTACATTGCGACGAAAAGAAAATTGCGGTCCGCGAATGTCGAGCAGTCCATCGATCGCTTCCATGTCGGCTTCGACGGCTGCAACGAAATCGGAATCCTGCGAGTGCGATTGAAAGCGCCAGGACTCGCCGTACACTTTGCCGCTCTTCTGTTTGACCGCGCCACTGACTGTGCTGTTGCTTGTATAGATGAAGCGCGCGTCGTTGCGTAGCAGTCGAGTCTTGTGCCGGCTCATCAAGTCGAGCAAGTCGCAATTCATGTCGCCTTGTGCATTGCGCTGCGCGCTGGTCGATGCAGTTGGGTAGGCACTGTCGTTGCCAAAGAATGCATACCGAAACGCATTCTTCGCGCGCTTGGTAAATGATTTAATAGGTTTTATAGCCATGTTCTGTCGTGCGGGTAAAACTTGCGACCGTCGTATTTGTTACTTCGCCGTCTGCATCTAGTAAAAAAGTAAGTAACTCGGCATCTGTCATCTGCGCGCCGCTCGCGCCGCCGATCAGTATAATGCGCCACGACTCGCGACACTGGGCCAAAAAGTCCATGCTCGTCTGGCCTTCTGGCACCTCGTATGTAAACGACTTCCCCTGGACAGACGCCGAGATCACAACGCGACCACCCTGCTCGGCCGTCGTGTATTGCTTAGCGGCCAGCGACTCAAGAGCCGCCACGGTATCGTTGGAGGTCTTTCCGACTTTCGCCCAGATTGAAAAGATAAAATCGCGCATTAATAAGCGCGGCTGTGTCAAGTAGACTGGGGTCAGTCCTTCTCGTCGGCTGGCTTTTCACTGACTCCGATCAAGCCGGCCATTGCTGCTGCGACGAGTTGCATCTTCTCGCAGTCATACATGTGGTCATTGCGCGCGGTCTGTTTCCAATCGTAGTAAACGCTGCCGTCTTTGGGATTGGTCTTGGCGATGCGCGCCCAGGAGTTGAGCTGGTTCAGATAGTTAGTGCCGGCGTTGTTCGAGTGTGTCCACAAGCGCTTCGGCTCAGACATGCCGCGCAGTGTAGCAAAGCGCGAGCGTGCCTCGTTCTCAGCATACCAGAATTGTATGCAGTATTTGACGCGGCCGTCGCCTTCGTTGGTGCCTTGCCATGTATCTACTGGCACCGGCTCAGAATACATTTTGCGCAGTCCGTCCGGATGTCTAAAGGGTTTGCAGTTCTGACCACGCAGCACGATCCAGCCATTCTTCGCTGCGATGCGCTGCACCTCGGTGGTGTTGTAGTTGCCATCGACGAACACGCCGGAGCCATCCATGCCGTCTTGCAAGATGCCGTATTTTTCACACATCTCGACGATGTGTAAATCGCTAAGCGCCTTGTGCGCTTCGATCAAGCGCGACTCGACGCCCTTGGACCAGGAACGAATCACATAGTAAAAGTGATCCTTCTGCACATCGATCGTGCAAAATGTATAGTCGGCATCTTTCCATATCTCGCTGGATGGGTAATCGCCGGTTGAGTCTTCGTCGTCTGCGATGACGATGAATCTCGACACGTCCCACGGCTCGGCCAGACGCTTGCGCACAAAGTTCTCCAGTGCTTCCAAGTCGCCGCGATTCTTCGATGCTACTGCGTCGTGATATTGGCAGGCCAAGTCACCCCACGGAAAGTGCGCCAACGCGTTGTAGTTAAAGAAGTCAATCTTGTCGTCGCCGTTCGGATTCATCGAAATGTATCGGCCAGTCTGGTTGCGCTTATGCTGAGTCGCTGGATTGAATGTCATCTGACCAGCGCAGAGTTGGCATTCGTAGTAGACGGAATCCTTTATCTTTGCGTAGTCGGTTGATTGGTCCTCGAACAAGACATCGTCGCCGCTCGCGAATTTCATGCCGCCGGGTAGCTGTTCGCCATTCTTCTGCTTTGGTTGCGTCCAGATGTAAGGTATCATTTCGCCGCAGCAGTCGCACTGCACGTGCCACACCTTCTGCGTCGAGCGTTGCCACAGCACATCAATCTCGCTGCCGGCAGTCTGCCCGGATGTCGGCAGGAACATGCGCCAGCTCCACGGATAGCTTGAGAGTCTGTCCTTGATCTGGTCGATCCAGCCTGTCTCGTATGCCCACGACTCATCGAGTGTGACCATCTCAATCGTCTTCGAGTTACGGTGTGCCAGAATGCGCGCGCCGAGTAATCGAATAAAGCCGAATGGAAAGTTAGTGTAATACGTAGTCTGCGCGTGTCGGCCGTCAGTGATGATGCCTTTGATCGCTGGCGTATTATTGATCAATGGTGTGAACTTGTCGTCGGAGAACTCTTTGAGCGCTTCCTTTGTCAAGTCGTAGTGTGCCTGCCGGCTCGGCGTGGTCTGGGCCGTGTAAAGTTGCAGCAGTTGCGCCGCGAGTGTTTTGACGTGCTGCACCGATCCGATCAGTCCGGTCATGCCGCCACGCATGTTGGCAGCACTGCGCAATGGCTCGCTCATCAATGGATGCTTGGCCGCGTCAAACTTGCCGTAGTCAAGCTGGATGTTCGCCTCGCACCAGTCCACTGGGTCTGGCTGTGTGAGTTTGAGTAAGTCGGTCATTTGTTGCGGATTTCCTTTTTCGAGTGCTGGCGCTCTTTCTTGTTCTGGTCGCGTTTGCGCCACTTCAAATGCTTCCACCATTCAACCTTTTTTATATACCAAGAGCGTGCCATGATTTTATAGAAACAATGTGGCAGATGTAACGATGGCGATTCCAACGACTACTCCATTCGTAGTGCTGCCCAGAAAGTATCCAATGCATCCGCATAGAGTGATGAGTGCTAAAGCTTTAATGTTCTCAGATATATATTTCATCTTAATTATTCCCCTTTCACCCATAAGCTCTCCGAGTTGCCGAGGTATTGTTTCGCCTCAAGCTTGACGCACTCGACGATCCAGTCCGGCACGTTTGGAGCGCCCACCGTATTCATCACCTTATCAAAGCCACTGAATAGCCGACCACCAATGATCGCTGGCTTCAGTGCGTGGAATAGATCGCCAGGGTTATCGTAGCCGACCAGTTGCTCGCAGATCGAAGTCAGCACGCCCTGTGTGCATGCGTTACCGGCGTAGAACGTAGCGCGCAGGATTCGCTCCACCTCTGCGCGTGGCAACACGGTGCCATTGTCGATGCCTAGCTTGGCCGCATGCATCTCGGACCGACGGATCGACTCGTCCTGCTTCAAGAATAGATCCGACCAGAATTTCACCTGGTCCTGATCGTTTGTAAACGTCGCTTCCTCAAGTTTCTTCTGGTAGTGATCGCGGAAGTCCTCGGCAGTCTTCGCGTGCTTTGGCTTTGCGGCTTCTGCTTTCTTCGGTGTAGGTTTAACGCCGCGAGCCTTCAGCCACTCCCTTACCTCTGGCGACTTGCGCTTGAGAGCATTTAGCCATGTAATCATTTTGGGTTCGTTTTGATACGGTGCGCCCATCTTCAGCCATCCACGAAAAACTGTTTCCGAGACGCCAAATTCTTCTGCGTAGTGCTTATGTGTCTTACGTGCCATGCTTATTGAGATTGAATATTGAGAATCGAAAAAATGCATTCATTGAAAAACGTCGCGAGGCGCTTCACCCGCAGAGCTTCAAATTGCAAAAGATTCCTTGCCCCGGGGTGTCCAAATGACGAGCTAGTGGGGCAATTTCCCTTAAATTCGACCATATTATGCCTTTTTTGGGTCGATTTCCCTATTTGACCAGCCCCAGGCGCCGTAGCTGCGCGATGATACCCTGTAGTGCCACACGGTCCACGCTTCTGATCTCATTGGTGGTGCGCAGGTATCCTGTAAGTTTGTTAATGTAAACGATATTGCGATCCGGCTTGGCCTTAAGTGGTTGCTCTGCTGATTCCAGTGCGTTCTGTGCTTTAGGTATGACGCCCATGCCTAGGGCCATCTGCCGTGGATCGTCTAATGCCTTGCGGTATCGCTTAGCTCGGTCACTGAACTCGCGGCCGAATGTAACCTCCAGCCACTCAGAGTAGTTACCACGGCCAACCAGTTCTTGTGCTTCCTTCAGCAGTGAGCCGACGCCGCATGCCTTGTCAGTTGCCTGTAAGATTTCGATCTTAGCTGATTGTGCCAGCTTGAGTGCTTCCACATCTAGGCGCTTGATCTGCTCAGTGATGTCGGTGAGTTGTGTTGATATGTGTGTATTATTCATCGTTTAGCGTTTTTGCAGTTCTTGCGGTTTTGTTCGCTCCGGTTGTTGTGAGAGATAAGTCCTAATTGATCGCGCAGTTCGTTGCTCATCAATGACACGGCTGATCGAGTGACTTTACATGCCTTGGCGATGTCAGCATTGGTGACAATATCGTCGCCGACATCGATGCCTAGTGTTTGAGCCAGGACCATCGTGCGTGCTGCAATGCGCTTGGTGTCGCCTCCTTGGAGTTGAAAGACCATCAAGCGTGTAATAATGTCGGCCACAGCTTGTGCTGGTTGCACGATTGGCTCCATGTGGTCAACTGGGTCATCATAGACGGCCAAGTCTTTGCCTTCGATGTATGGGTAGGTTTTCATGTTTATTGATTATGTGTGATGGTGATTTCGACGCGTGGATCGGTAGCATCGACTTGGAAAGTAGGCTGACCATGTGTGAGTATGTGGTGGTTGTCGTCCTGGATA